GAGGACTAATCCAATAAAAACAATGACTTAGCAGAAAGAACTGCCAAAAAGTGAGAACATAGATGGAACATATGTGTACATTTTAGCAAAGGAAGTTTTATGAACTATACCCCATGAAACCTTAAACCCCCCTCAGAGGGGCTTATATTGGCTCTCAGGGCTATTTCTTGATTTGTTCTCTATATTGGCTATATTTGTTCCAATTAAGGTAAAAAGGTTAGAACAATGCCAAAAGATCACGATCAGAACCAAAGCCACGAAAAAGCCACAGCGGCTAGCGTTGTTATACCGCTCAAGAATAAGAGTAGACAAAGAACAGGTACTAACAAGTATGGGTTAACAGATAAGCAAGAGACATTCGCACTGGCAGTATTTGAGGGTAATAACTTTAGTGATGCGTACAGGGCTGCTTATGATACCCAGAATATGAATGCAGCAAGCATACATAGGGAAGCACACGCCTTGACTGTGAACCCCAAGGTTACCGCAAGAATTGATGGCCTGTTTTTGGATAAAGAGAAAGAACAGCGCATGTTAAGGCTCTCTCGATCTGAAAAGGTGATTTCAAAATTGGAACAGGTTGCGCTCCGCGATGGCGAGGCAGATGGCACTCAAGTTCGAGCTTTGGAATTATTAGGGAAAACGATGGGGCTATTCATTGATAAGGTAGAGACTGAGGATAAGACAGAAAGAACAGAGCAGCAGCTAGAAAAAGACATTGAACAGAAGCTGATTGCTTTAGGGATTAAATAGTTCACTTGAACTTTTTTGATTATGGCATTCCCCCCTTTTCCTGACTGGTATGGCGTGACCCCACCTACCCCCCATGATAGTATATACGAGGCCGCACACAAAAACTGTATACATGGTGTTCTGCACAAACAAATACTAAAAACTTTTGAAATACCCCCCCTTCTACTTTTTGACTGCCAGTAATGGATTTGAAAATATATTCGTGATTTTTCTAAAAGGGTAGGTTCAGAATACCCCCCATATACCCCAAAAAAAAATTTTTTAAAAACTTATATATATATTATATTATATATATTATATATTCTATCTCTCTCTCTTATTAAGAGAGAGAGAATATATATATTAATTATTATATATATATTATATACTATACGCGGATGTTTATTTATCCCATTTTCATCCACGGTAGGCACTGTCCCCACCCGATCAGTGTCTACCACCTTGGGTGGAGGATACGATGAAACATGAAAAGATCTTAGAACAGCTAAAGAAGCTTCCTTTGGAGGCTCAGGCAGATTTGCTTGCTGATCTCGAACAGCTTGAAGAGCTGAAGAACAAGAAGAAGGCTAAATCAGAGTTTCTGGCATTTACCAAAATGATGTGGCCTAGCTTTATTGGTGGTCGGCATCACAAGATTATGGCTGAGGCATTTGAAAGGGTAGCTAGGGGGGAGTTGAAAAGGCTTATCATCAACATGCCACCCCGTCATACCAAGTCAGAGTTTGCGTCCTATTTGCTTCCTGCTTGGTTCTTGGGGCAGTTCCCAGAGAAAAAGGTTATTCAAACAGCTCACACTGCAGAACTGGCAGTGGGTTTTGGTCGTAAGGTCAGGAACCTGATACAGGGAGATGACTTCAAGAAAGTATTTCAGGGGATAGACCTGTCATCAGACTCAAAAGCTGCGGGTCGTTGGAACACAAACAAGCGAGGTGATTACTTTGCGATTGGTGTTGGCGGTGCGGTAACGGGTAAAGGTGCGGATCTTTTGATCATAGATGACCCTCACAGCGAACAGGACGCCCAACAAGGGCAGTTTAACCCCGAAGTGTATGATCGGGTCTACGAATGGTATACATCTGGCCCCAGACAGCGTTTACAGCCCGGAGGGGCGATCATTATTGTGATGACCAGATGGTCGAAAAGAGACCTGACAGGACAGATCATCAGTAAATCTGCTGAGAGGATAGGTTCTGACGAATGGGAAGTCATAGAGTTCCCTGCGATCATGCCTTCAGGTAAACCGTTATGGCCTGAATTTTGGAAACAGGACGAATTAGAGGCGATTAAGGCCGAAATTCCAGTAGGTAAGTGGTCTGCACAGTACCAACAAGACCCCACATCGGAAGAAGGGGCGTTAATTAAGCGAGAATGGTGGAGAAGTTGGAACAAAAGTCACCCACCGCCCTGTGAAGCCATCATTCAGTCGTGGGATACAGCGTTTTTAAAAACAGAACGGTCTGATTACAGTGCTGTAACCACATGGGGGATCTTTTATCACCCAGATGATGACGGAAGAATGGCTCCAAATCTGATTATGCTAGACGCATACAAGGAAAAGCTAGAGTTTCCTGACCTGAAGAAGGCTGCATATGACAAATACTGGGAATATGAGCCAGATCAGCTTGTCGTGGAGAAAAAAGCGTCTGGTGCGCCCCTGATATTCGAGCTGAGGGCTATGGGCTTGCCCGTTACAGAGTTTACTCCATCGAGGGGGCAGGACAAAATAGCCCGTGTAAATGCGGTTTCTGATCTTTTTGCGAGCGGTGTGGTCTGGTGTCCAGACACAAGATTTGCGGATGAGGTTATGGAAGAAGTGGCTTCGTTTCCTGCAGGGGATCATGACGATTATGTTGACTCGATGTCACAAGCATTGATACGTTTCCGTCAAGGCGGCTGGATTAGAACATCAACCGATGATTGGGACGATGAACCAACTTACAGAAGACCAGTAGAATATTATTAATTGTTCTGCTATACTGACGAAAGAACTTTTGCAAAGGACAGATCATGGCAATCGAAAAGCAGATGACACCCTTCGAGGTAGAAGATGATGATCAGGAAGAGGCAGTGCAGGTTGAGATAGTCAATCCTGAAGCCGTTTCTATGGAAACAGAAGATGGCGGCATCATCATCGATTTTGAAGGAGAGATGACTGAAGAGCTTTTAGGGAGCGATAGCCATGATCAAAACCTAGCAGAAGTTATTGACGATGATGTACTCCAGTCAATGGCAAGCGAGCTGATTGCTGATTTCAAGGCAGATCAGGAAAGTAGGTCAGATTGGGCAAGGGCATACGTCAAGGGATTAGACCTTCTGGGCATGAAGGTTGAGGACAGACAGCAACCGTGGGCCGGGGCTTCTGGGGTTTTTCACCCGATACTCACGGAAGCTGTCGTCCGTTTCCAAGCACAGGCTATGGGAGAGATCTTTCCCCCTGCAGGGCCAGTGCGTACCAAGATTGTTGGTAAAAACGATACCGAAAAGAAAGATCAGGCATTTCGTGTAGAAAACGAGATGAACTACCTGCTGACAGAAGAGATGTCAGAATATCGTGATGAAATGGAGCAAATGCTCTTCAAGCTGCCCATTGCAGGTTCTGCATTCAAAAAAGTTTATTATGATCCACTGATGGAGCGCCCGTGTTCCATGTTTGTACCATCTGAGGATTTTGTTGTGTCTTACGGGGCATCAGATCTAAAAACATGCCCAAGATATACGCATGTGATGAAAAAAACATCAAACGAGGTTCTACAACTGCAGGTAAACGGGTTTTATCGTGATGTAGATCTTCCAGATCCTGAGCCAGATTACTCAGACATTAAGCAAAAATACGATGAGTTAGACGGCGAAGAGGCCGTCATTGAGGATGATGACCGTCATACAATCCTAGAGATGCATGTTGATATGAACATGCCAGAGGAGTTTGATGACCCTGACGGGATAGCTAGGCCTTATGTGATTACAATCGATAAGACATCATCAGAGATATTATCTATTAGAAGAAACTGGTATGAGGACGATGAAAAGAAAAAGAAACGTATGCATTTCGTACATTACCGATACCTTCCGGGCTTGGGATTCTACGGCACAGGACTTATTCACCTCATTGGAGGCTTGGCAAAATCAGCCACCTCAATACTTCGACAACTTATTGATGCGGGTACGCTATCGAATTTACCTGCAGGTCTTAAAGCTCGCGGTCTTCGTATCAAAGGTGATGATGCGCCTCTTATGCCGGGTGAGTTCAGGGATGTGGATGTACCGGGCGGTGCTATCCGTGACTCAATTACATTTATTCCTTACAAAGAGCCATCAAGCGTACTCTACTCGCTACTCGGAAATATCGTTGAAGAAGGCCGCAGAATAGGTTCTGTTGCTGACGTACAGGTAGGCGATACAAACCCACAGGCTCCAGTAGGCACAACCCTAGCACTGATGGAAAGATCCATGAAGGTGATGTCTGGGGTACAGGCAAGATTACATGCTGCTTTAAAACAGGAACTGAGAATACTCGCCAAGATTATACACGACAATATGTCTGCAGAGTATTCCTATGACATGGATGGTGACTTCGACAGAACAAAAGACTTTGATGGTCGTGTTGATGTTATCCCTGTATCAGATCCGAATGCAGCAACAATGTCACAAAGGGTGATGCAGTATCAGGCTGCTCTACAGCTTGCACAGCAAGCACCGCAGCTATACGACATGGGGAAACTACACAGACAGATGTTAGAAGTTCTGGGTATTAGTGAAGCAGCCGAAATCATTAAACTACCAGACGACATCAAACCAAAAGACCCAGTTTCAGAAAACATGGCTATTCTGAAGCAAGAGCCAGTCAAAGCGTTTATGTATCAGGATCACGAAGCGCATATTCAGGTGCATATGTCAGCCATGCAAGATCCAAAAATACAGCAGATCGTGGGGCAATCACCGTTTGCAGGGGCTATACAGAGTGCTATGGCATCGCA